TATCGGGCGTTGCATCAGTTACAGTACCAACTCCAACTTCCCAATTAGCTGTTCCTTCTTCATGAATTGCATAATAAGTTGTATTCCCAGTTGCAATTCCTGCAACAAAAGTTTGCCAACCGGTTACTGCTCCTGCTAAGTTTAAAGTTCCAGTTCCTGAAGTAGTACTGGTTTCTCTAACTCTGTCGTTTAAAACTAAAGCCATTTTTTATTCTCCTATTATGCCATGCTTAAAATAGCATCACCTGGTGATGTTGGACTAGGGAAAGTAATTTTAAATGTACCATTAGTACAAGTTTTATCTCCACTAAAATCTAACACAACAACTAATCTATCAGCTGCACCATCTACGGAAGTACTATTATAAATTACTCCGTAAGCTGCAGTAAAAGTAGCTGTTGTCCATTCTGTATCTGCAAAATCAACGGATGCAACTGCAGTTCCACTTGCTACTGCTTGCGAAGTTAAAGTATTTCCTCCTGTAGAATATCCAGTTCCAGACGTACCTACTTGATTCGCAGTTCCTGAAGTGTAAACTGTTGAAGAAGTAGAGTAAGGTGCACCAGATCCAGCTGTGTATAAAGCTAATTTAAAAGTGTTTCCAGACGTTGCAAAATCATGCTGCGCTGAAAATAAAGCACCTCTAAAACTAAACGGTATTACATTTGCCATATTTTTATCTCCTTAATAATCTGATGGACTTGGTGATTTAAGAGGTGTACGAATAACTCCATCTTGGTATTCGTCCCTACGTCTTCGACCTTGTTGTTCGATCGCATACGTTTGTAATGCATCATTAAACTGCGATTGATAGTATTGTACCATATCTGCAGGTCCTTTCAAGTACCCATATGCATTTATCAGACATCCATACAAAAGTAAATCCTGATATTTATTTGACAGATAAGTCCCATTCGTAGCCGCTGGAGCAGCTGTTGGATTGGTAGTATCTGTTATACTATAGGGTTGTTTAATATAAGCCATAGTAATTTCATAAGCAGCATCGGGTGTAGGAGCTACTACCCAATATTCAGAATCCCAATTAGCATAATATTTAGGAATTCCTGATTGTACCGAAGGTCTATCATAATAACTTGCCATATACGAAGTATCTTTTTTCTCTAAAAAACTCTGAACATTTGGTGTAACAGTAGTGTCCAATAATTGAACATATCTAATAATTCTTAAATCGTCTGGAATAGTTACATATCTATTTCCAATCACTAAGTTTGAAGTAGCATAAAATCTATTATCATCATTATCTGCTGATCTATATATTTTATTTTCAGAGTTTATAATAAGTGGTTTTAGAATAGCACTGCTTAAAACCGTGCTACTAACTTCTGTGAAGTTTCTAATATCATCTTCTAAATTTGCTAAGGTATAAGTTTGATGTGACATAATTATCTCGGATACTGATTAGTTTGATTTGGTGGTCCACCAAAAACAAATGCTCCGCCTCCTGTTGTTGTCGAACTTGCTGCATTAACTAAACTTAAAGTAAAATAATTACTTACAGTTCTAGTTGATGGTTCTCCCGGATAAGGAACAGTTTCAGTAACTCTTGTTATTATATACGATCCATAAACTTTGTCACCAGAAGAATGAGCTGCCGCTGTTGTAGAAGAAGGCGTGCTTCCTCTAGTTGGAGAAGCTGTTCCTCTTGTACATCCTGTTAAATCATTTCCTGCTTTACCCGTGTATTGAATAGTTTCACTATTATATAAACCAGTAGTCGAATTTATTGATTGAATTACAAAGTATCCTGAAGTTGGAAAATAAGTTGCATCTGTCAAAGTAATGGTAGTAGCACTATCAGTGACAGCTCCATTTAAAGTAGTATCTAATTCTAAAGCTGTAATTGGAACACCGCCCACGGCTTCTTTAACTTGGGTAAATCTAACTGCATCTCCAGTTTGTCTTTTATTGTTTTGTTGATAAACTCTTAAAGTTGTAGTTCCGTCTGTAACAAATGGAACATTGTCTAAAGGACTTGCAGTAGGAACAGAAGGACTTCTAGGTCTTGCATGTGGTAAAGCCTGTGCATCTGCACCATGAGGTCGTGGATCTACTTGAGGCTGTTTAGGTTCATATTCTGAAACATGAACTCTTGCGCCTGTCCATTCCTTAACCATTTCTGTATATGGAAAAGCCATACCAGATCTATCTGAAATAAATTGTGCATATTTACCTCTAGCAAATTTTCCCATTATAGCCCCGGATAATAAGTTTTAGGTGTTATATATGTACTTGAAGGTGAACCATCTTCTTGTAAAGCTCTTTGTAATTCATCTTCATAAAATAATTTTAATTGTTGTACTCTATCTAGTGCCCATTTTTGTGCAAGATAAAAAGATAGACCTGCAATCATTGCAGGTACAAATCTATAAGGTATATCTCCAACATTAGTATAAGCTCCAGCATCTTTAACTCTACTAACATAATATAAATTAATATAATTAGATGCTGCTGTTGAATCAGGTGTTGGATAAATAGTAAGAGTAGTTCTGTCTATAAATCTTTGAACCCAATACTGTGAAGGAGTTCCTTTAGTAGCTTTATTTGAAAAATATGCATAAATAGAACGATCTATTTTTGTTAAAGGTAAATCAGATTGATCTGTAGAAGCAGTTGGTGTTGAGTAGTCTGTTCTATAACTTGCTTCAGTTATGTCGGAAAAACCATAAAGACCATTAGTTGGAGAAGTAGTAGCACTTGTACCATCGTCAGATGATCTATAAAAAATATACTCCGCTTGTCCTTCAACAAGGTCTAAGTTAGTATTACCAACTTCCCAATAATGAATTCCTCTATTACCCCATTCTTGAAAAAGAATGTTTAAAGATCTTCTAGCTGCTTTTAATTGATAACCAGATACACTTTGTACTCCACATCTTTCGTAAGCATCTTCGATTACTTCATCAATAGAAAAGGTAGATTCAAAAGTTGCTGTAGTAGCAATTGCCATCTATCCTCCTATCCGTAGAATACTGTAACTTTATCTACTCCGCCTGTAAGTTTAGCATAAGCACCATTAGGACAATATATTCCACTACCTGGAATATCTATTTGATAAACTACCGGTTCCCCTGCTGTTCCTGATCCTATAGGTACGTCGAATGTACCGAGAACAGTTGCAGTCAGACTACCATCTCTAATTTCAATAGTACCTAAAGCTGCCTCACTACAGTAATAAATTCCTAAAACCCTAGCGGGGCCTGCGAATACATCGCCGGAAGTTGTAAGATGTGTTGTTTTTACATCTACATTATACACACTCATAATTTTATCTCCTTAAAAAGTGCTCCCGAAGGAGCACTTTAATTAATTATTAACCGACGTTAACGTTTTGAATATAAGTAACCGTTATCCAACCTTCACCTGCTCCCAGGTTATCGTAGGTTAAAAGTAATCTTCTATCCGTTGCACCAACGTCTGCCCATGCATCTACGTTTGCTTTAACAGCTCCAGCTGTAATTTTAATGATACCTAAAGTACCACCAGCTATTGCACCAGCTGCTGTAAATGCAGTTGCATCACCCACATAACCTAAGCCAGCTGTAGTTCCACTTCCACTCCATACAACACTTACATATAAGTCTGCAGAAACCAATTGGCTATTTGCAGGAATTATAATGTCTGTTGTAGTAGTAGCAGCAGCTTGAGTGATCTTTTCTGTTTGTGACATTAGCACATGACCTGTGTTTTTCATATTCGAACCAACAGTAGTACCAGTAGTATATTTAATACCTCCGGCTAATATTGGACCCGAAAAAGTTGTGTTTGCCATAATATTCCTCCTAGAATATCTGAATACTGTCCTCTAGGGATGTCGACTATACGCGTCAGTATCCATTATTTATTTAATTAATGTATAGTAAGTTATTTATATATGAAATTTAAATAGAGTGCAAGAGATCCTGCAATAAAAGTACGATTTCAGCGATGTAGCGTTTATTTAAGTAGCCACAGAAACTTCGGGGGCAGCATTATTGATTGCATTTTCTCTGTCTGCAATCTTAGATTCTTCGAGTTTGATCTCATTAATAACTTCTCTAATTGCGTTATCAATCCTGACCATATCCAGAGTATATTTACCTTCTTGCTCATACTCCAACTGCCACTTCAACTCCAAGGACCTTTTTTGTTTGTACAGGTCTTGTACCATCCATAACCTCCTCATAGGTTATTCTGTTTATCTTGGGATCCATCATTTCTCCAAGAGACTCCCACTTTATACTCTTATCTCCTAGTTTGTCAACTATTGAATTTTCAATAGATTCAACATTATCCTCAGCTAAAACTTCAAATTTAGCTTGATATTGATATGCATTTATATGTACTAGAAATTTTCTCATCTTCTCACCATTTATGAAATAAATGTGGCGGTTTTAAGGCCGCCACAAATTTAGTTTAATTACGCACCTTCAACGCCGAAGATACCTCTAGGGTCTGATACGCCAAAAACGTATCTTTCTCTAGCTTTGTATCTAACGTTGCCAGTATCGAAATCACCTTCCATTGCAGTTGTTAATGGAGCTCTGTTAAAATACTTCATTCCATTAGGTACATCTGTAATTAAATACCAAGAATCAGTATCAGTTAGGTAATTGTTCACTCTATATCCTTGAGGAACCATACCCATAGATACGATTGCATTGATATCATTATCAGCTGTCCCAGTTCTGCCTTGAGATTTCATCAATCTGTCAGCGGTAAACTGGTTTTCAGAAGGAACGATCATTTTAACCGCTCTTGCTGCAACTCGAAGACCTCTTTCATCAGTCATCCCTGCTACATCTATTAGGGCTTGTTCTAATGAAGTTTCGTTAAGATCCGCCTGAGTAGTCAAGGTATTTTGAAAAGTACCTGCTATCGTTGGGTGAGCTGTACTAAAAAGTGCAACACCATCACCTGAATTAAATGTAGCCGTTGAAGGCAATCCATTTATTACAGGTTCTACTGCTTTTACTTGTTTAGCATTACTCATAGATCTTGCTAAAGCTTTTGTATATCTAGAAGCTAATCTATCGTAGAGGTTATCTTCGATAGCTTCTTCTGTGATTGCAAATGCTAAAGCTACAGTCTCCATAGTGTAACGAGCTGTGAAAGTTTCCTGTGCAGAATCAAATGCGACTCCAGCACCTTCACCTTTCACTTGTGCGTTAGCGAAACCAGATAACATTACTTCCTCTTCGAAAGCTCTGTCACTTGATTCCTCGTTATAAATTTCAGCATGCTGATTTTCATAACGTTTATATTCCAGACCAAAAAGTGCATTAAGGCCTGGCTCTAGTTCTTTAACTAGTTGCGAACGTGATATTGCCATGTCTATATACTCCTATTATGGTACTAACCTGTTTGTGTTTATTGATACAACAACAGATGAGAAAGTAGCCGTGTTATCGGCATTTTCTGAATCGTCTGCTGAACCATATAAACGCACGCAGTTAGCGTCTGCTGAAGTGGATGTTATAGTAACTGAACCAGTTGATCTACCAGTTGTATCATTTCCAGTGGAAGTGACACCAAAAGTAGCTAGTACCGCTGCTTGAGTCCACGACGTAGCCGCTGCTGCAACAAGTCTCTGGAAAGGATTGTCCATTACAAAGGCAGTTATATCTTCTGAATTTGCTGGAGTGATTGGTTGAATGTATGCATTCGCCCAAGTTGGTTTAAGAGTAGTCGTAGCATTGTAAAAAATACCATTCATAACTCCTAACAACTCACTCGTTGTTGCAGTTCCTGCTGAATCAATATATCCAGTAGCACCTGCTTCAGAAATAACTAAACCACCTTGATAAATAGACGTTCCATGGGCGGCATCGATTTTATATTTATGCTGATTCTTGATCGCTTGACCAGTTAGTGAATCTGCAGGTAAAAAACCGAAACCTTGTGTGTTTCTATTTGCCATAGTTTTCTCCTATTTCCATAGTTTGTTAATTTAATCAGTGATAAGGAATTCCTAAATTAGGACTTCTTTGTACCACCGAAGGTTACACGAGTCTGTCTATCAACATCGATAGGCATCCTCTTATCCTGCTCCTTCATTAAATCGTGTTTAACTGCTTCGCTTCGGTCTTCATGTTTTCTAGCCATGTGATCTTGGCGTTGCTTCGCGATCTCGTTAGGTACCTTTGCAAGCAAAAGGCCTCCAACCCCAATCACTCCCTTGTATTTGCCTTCTTCGACAACAGGATAGTCAGTAGAGTTTTCAATGTCTTCAGATCTTACTAATTCATAACCTTCTCTAATACGTCCAGTTATATTTTTAGTATCCTGAAAACCGATACTCTCTGCTCTAATCCATCTATACCTGAATCCATCAGGTGCAGGGGGTGCATCTAGAGATGATGGTGGAACCCACACTTTTGGTCTTTCAGACTTTGACCGTGTTTGGTTCGCACGAGAAGTTTTATTGTTTTTTTCCATTACGCCTCCTTCGTGATTTTTAGTTGTTTTGCGTACTCTTCAAGTGGCACTCCTAATTTTTTAGCGATATGCACCTGTGAGGAAGTGAGTCTCACAGTTTTGCGACCAGGTTTTACGCTTCTATTAGCTGAAGCGACCGTCTGAACGGGCATGGTCGTTTGCTTTGATTCACTATTATCAAATTTATTACTAAAGTCAACTCTTATTCTTTTGTCAACTTCAGAATAATAATCATCTGATTGTGGATCAAAGCCTTCATTTACAAGGTCTTTATGTATTTCAAACGCTGTAAATGTCATAGCTCTATTTTGACCAAACCAAGGATTTCTAGAAGCCCAATCTTCAGCTTTAGGATCCGGTGTTGGTAATTGTTGTGGAGTCTCTTGTGGTAATTTACCACCGTCAGAGAGTTGTACAGGTTTCTCGGCCTGTGTTGTTTCTCTTCCTTCTTTAGCCTCATTAAGTTTTGCATTCTCAAAAGAAAGACTTGCAATTCTTTTATTGGCTTCAACTTGACCCTTGGCATCACCAGATTCAATCGCTGCAGCTAATTCTTTTTGTGCAGCTTCTAAACCTGTATTGATACTAGACTCAAATTTTTTAACGTACTCAGAATCAGTTTTTTGAAATCTTTTTTCTAATTCTAATCTAGATTGTTCTACACCTTTGGCATAATCTAAAGCAGCTTGTTCTCTTCTTTCTGCTTCTCTCATTTTTCTAGTTAATTTAGAAATACGAGATTGCACACCTTTACTGTAGTCCTCTAACGTTTCATCTTGTTTCTTTTCTGGTTCTTGTTTTACTTCTGTTACTTCTTCTTGTTTCGTTTCAGTTGTTTCTTGTTTCGGCGCTTCAGTTGATTTTTCAACTTCTTCGGCTTTTTCCTCTGGTAAAGTTACATCTACTTCAGGTCCTGAAGTGTCGACATCTACTTTTGGATCATCATGTTTAATCGGATTATTTTCCGGCATAGTTTCCTCCTATGTTAATATTGATGCAAGATATCCTCTGGATTCTCGATTATTGCTAAAATTTCGTCATCATTAAGAAGACGAACTTCCCCACCCTCAATTTGTATTCTTGATCCCGCATAACGCGCGAACATTACCCAGTCTTTGACCTTGCACCATGGACCATCGGGATATCTCTCTTTATCCCTATAACAATCTGGACCCATAGCTAAAACTAGTCCACATTGAGAAGCAACTTGTTGTTTCTCTAGTGTACCTTCGGTCATTACTATTCCCCCTTTAGTTTTATCTTTCATTTTGAAAGGTAAAACTAACATTCTCCAACCCGTAGGTTGGGGTAATTTTGTTTTCTCTTCGTTGGCTAAATCTTTTTTAGGTTCTGATTTTGGAAGACCTACTAATTCGTTATTTGGTAGGTGTATCTTTGGTTTTAATGTCGATGACTGTTCCTTCATTTTTCTCCTTCGAGTTAAGCAGGCTAGAAAGTTCCTGACGCACTGATTCCAGTGCATTTATTTGTCCTATAATATACTTATAATTTTCCATACTGTCAACACTTCCAGACGTAACCGCCACAGATAATTGTTCAGTTCTGGTTCTTACAAACTTTATTAATTTTGTTATTACTGTCTCTAAATCCATTTAAATTTTAATACCAACAGCTCTTAAACAATTTTTACATCCTTTAATAAATCGCTTGTGTGTGCCACAATGATTAACTGTTGATGCAACCGTCTCTTTTAAAACGATTGGTTCCTCCTCTTTCTTTTTTCCAAATAGGAAATTCCACAATTTTTTAAACATTAGCCTTTTCTTTTTTTAGCCATCTTTTTAAATGTTTTAGCTAAGTTATATCTTCTTGATCCTTCAGGGCAAGTTTTACTGCCTAATTTTTTACCAGTACAAGGTTTATCTTTTCTCATACCTTTCACAGCATCTTGAATCCAGCCAGCATCTTTCATACCAACTCTAACTGGTAATCCACCACTTGGATAACCATAAGAATTAGCTCCCAGTTGAAGTTTAACTCCAGGGGCTCTTTTATCTTTTAAATAGTTGTTCATTATTTTTTCCTACTACTCCAACCATGTTTTATCCTACTTATTAATTTTTTGATTTGGACGCTTGCCCCATTTTCCGTAAGATTCATCTCTACGATCTTTCATAGATTGTTTCTTACTAGATTCTGGTCCAGTTCTCATCCCTAAAGATTCATCTTCTCTAGCTTTATAGCCTTGTTTCTTAGAAGCTGACTTCTTTGCATAAGGGAATCTGACATTTGATCTAACACCGTTTTGTCTCATATTTTTCTCCTAGTTAAGTTTATTATAACTTATCTTCTTAGACAAGTCTATTTTTTTTCTTCTTCTTCTTCTTTACCACTGGTTTACTTCCATACTCCTCGGTCCATTCTTTTGCTATCTTAGGATGATTTTTCCAAAGATAACGTCTTTGTTTTTCTGATTTGAATGGCATTATTTTTTACCATTCCTGAAAATTTGTGTACCCTTTATACCAAAAATACTTCCGCAGACAAGAATCCAAAGTGACGTAAACCATGTTGGTAGTGCAGCAAAATGCTCGAAGAAAATTTTTATTTTCTCCATAGCGGCCGGATCGTCCGACCAGACACCCCAGGCGAGCACCAAAATTGGCAGTGTGAGAATCGCTAAAACTACCTCGTCCTTGTAGTCATTTTGACGGGCTTCTAAAAGTTTGCCCTGGTATTCCGTCTCAC